GTAGGGGACTATAACACCAGCCGGGGTAGATGCGGATGTCTGGCTCGCTATGTACGCTTTGATTGACTGCTGTGTGGCAAGAGCCGTAGCACTGTCTGATGCAAAGTTATCTTCGTCCAGAATACTAGTTACCGATGCACCGCTTGCAAGTGTAACTTGACTAAACGTACCAGCGGCGGCACTGTTAGCTCCAATTGTTGTTCCGTCAATCGCCCCAGAGTCGATGTCTACTTTAGTGATATCAACTTCGCCAGTTCCGTTTGGCGTTATAGCGATATTGCCGTTAGTATCGGGACTCGTAATCGTGCTAGTTTCAACAGTTCCAGTAACAACCGTAGCGGCGGCGTAGCCTGTACCACTAGTATTTACTGTTGTTGTAGGCTCTGCCTGAAGACCCGTGTAGAACTTAATCTTTCCTGAATCAGACGCATCGCGGAAAAATCCGGAGTAAGCAGTTGTGTTTGCGCTACCGGGGTCTGAATTGTAGTTTCCGTACACACCGAAATCGACCGCATCTGTAGTAACACCGTTGGAACCGTCATTGTTGTTTGTCGATGCAAGTTCAAAATTCGCATCAGCAATTGAGACAGTGGTGGAGTTTACCGTGGTAGTGGTGCCGGACACTGTTAAGTCGCCAGTAACAGTTAGACCATCGTTAACCTGCACGATGCCCGTTCCGTTTCCTGACAATGTTAAGTTGGTGTCAGTGCTCTTTGATGTAAGAGTATCAGCGGTAAACCCTCCAGTAATACCAAGAGCACCACCAACTGTGACATCCCCGGTAGTCTCCAGTTTACCACTGACATAAAGCTCATCGTCATCCGCGTCATATCTAAAAGCTTCCGTTAATGTACCGGCCTGCATTACATGAAACGCGAGGTCTGCGTCCTCACCTACTCCGGGATTTCCATCTGGAACAGTAACGTCAGTAGTTACCGCACGTATTGCGGCAATTGTCTCATCATTACCCGCATTTGTTTCTGCGGTAAAAGTAAGACCGGCACCAATACCTGCTACTGCGGATGCATTCGCAACCCTAAGATTTAAAGAATCAGTAACTGCGTTAGCTGTTGCACCAGTTGTTTTTACTTCAAGACCTGTGTTGTGAACGTGAGTTATCGCAATCTCACCATCCACACCCATACTTAGAACTGCGGCATCACTATCTAGCTTTAGGTCGTTTGAAACGTTAACTGAGGTCGATGCGTTTATGTCAACTATAGGTGCGGTAATCTCAAGCTCTGCGTCTGCATCAATGTCAAGCTGGCCGTCCGTTGACGAGTTAATTGACAGCGCCGCATCTCTAAACTGCACACCGATAGCATCGTTAACACGAACTGCTGTGTCTGGTATGTGCGTGATAGTAACATCATCGTCTGCGCCAAGGCTTAAAACGGCTGAGTCACTATCTAGCTTGAGATCATTTGAGATATTTACGGAAGTTGAAGCGTTGATATCGACAATCGGAGACGTAAGCTCTAGCTCTGTATCAGCATCAATATCAAGCTGGCCGTCTGTTGAGGAGTTAATACTCAAGTCAGTATCACGGAATTGAACAGCGGCAGTGCTAGCTACGAGCAAATCTTCACCAAGACCATCAATGTACGCCGTCCCGTCAATGTACAAATCCTTGTACTGAACTGAACTTGTGCCTAGATCAATCGTGTCGTCATCACTCGTAGGTCCGAGCAAGGACGCGGAAACAGTGACGTTTTGTGAAGGTCCCAGCTTGGTAATTGGGCCCCCTTCTCCGGACGTACCGTCGTGTGAGTGCCCCGAACTAGAATTAAAAGCTGTTTGTATTGCGTCGAATTCGCCGTCAAGGTCTGACGCTCGAATGACGTTCCCCTCTGCAATATTGTTGCTGGTGTCGTTTCTTGTGTAGCCTGTTGACATCTTATCTTCTACCGCTCATTAAATATTGTAAGGAAGCCGATTCCAACGAGAATGTTGGTACCGTTGAATCTGAAGTAAACTGAAGAGAGATTACGTCTCCAGAACCTATCGTGTCTAATTTAAAGTAACTTTTTAGTTGCCCACCGAATGTGAATACTTCGGAAGAATTGGTTGTAAATACGAGAGGCGCATCGTCAGCAAGCGTTACGGCTGTCGATAGTACGATGTTATTCTGGTCACTGACTGTTGATACTGTAACGAGGCCCGTGATTCCGCCACCACTGACCGTCATACCTACAGCAATCGTTCCAGAGTTACCGTCTACCGCAACGTTTGTGCTGTTAGTAACGGCACCATTCACATTTGCTGTCGCATTTTCTGCCGCGTATCGTGCAGAACCAAAAATTGATGCGACAGTTCCTGCGGTGTTTGCTACTGCTATAGTTGGCGGTTGTAAGACTTCCTCTCGATCAAAGTCGTACTTAACACCAACATCTAAATCGATAGTCCCCTGAGGGTCTGTAAACAATTCCATCTTGTGTAATTGCTTTCGCACAGACGGATCATTAATCGGAAAAAACGGAGTTTTAAAAGTTGCAGAAATATTGCCCCCGTCAAAACTGTTCCCTGATTCCATATTATACACGTAACCGTCTGAATTTGCAAAAAGGATCCGCTCAGTGTTCTCGACAAGATCACTGTAAGCAACCCGTGCATTTATACCGAGAGTCCTTGCAAACTCAACTCCAACGCCCCCTTGAGCCGCACGTTGAACTGCTATAATTCCCTGTGCTGAGTCAGAAGTAAAATCGGAGTTAAAACCGAGAAGACGGTACTGAGATTTAGAACGAACAACAGCACTGGAAAACGAGGGGTTATTAGCTATAAATTCAAGAATATCGTTCTGTATATTTCTAGAAACAACTGCAAGACCGAAGTCGTTGTTTCTTTCCGTACCACTAAGTAGGCGTAGACCGTCGGGTGCGAGAAACATGACGTCACCACCAACTTCTTGTATGGTATCCGATTCAGTACACCCAAGATCACGGGTAATTGGTGTTAGCTGAAAGTTTGCGATAGACTGTCCAGCAAGACGATGAATAGACCGCTCAGTAAATATAATAAGTTGATCACGGAATACTTTTAGACCCGTAACGTTACTTGCGTCGTCTAACTTAAATGACCCTGCACCAGACGCCGGGGTAAAGTCTGCTTCATCAAACGGTGCGGAGAAAAAAACTTCACTGCCTTTTGCAACGAACAGGTGGTTCTGAAAGTTGATAACGTGGTTAGCATCCTCAATACTGGAGGGTAAACTCGTAAGTTCTTCAAAGGTACTCGACTTGTACCTAAACGGGTAACTCAAGCCGTCAACTATAATTAGGGTATCAGCACCGCTATAGTTTAATTTTTCAAAGCGAACGACGCCGGTACCGCTTGTGTCTAACGTGGTTGACGTCGTGATGCTTGTCCATGACGCACTTCCCCCACCTGAGAAGTAAACGTTTTGATTACGAACAGCATACGCGGCACCCGAAAAATAAAACACGCCTCGTATTGCTCCACTGCCCGTAACAGCGTTATCAGCAAACTTGGTAAACCCTTCAATTCTTCGGTAGCCACCATCAATTGACGGCTCAAAGTTTGTTAAAACGGTCGCGCTACCCGGTGCTTGCATACCGTGCTGTAGCTGACTGACGTTAGATATCAAGCCACCTTGAAACTCGAGAGGATAGGTCTGTAAACGATCAGGCATCTACGCGCCCCTAAAGTAGGCGTACTCATTCGTAAGAATTGTACGCATTTGTTTTATACCGTTTTCAAATTTATTTTGTGACATGCCCGCCATCTCGACATTGTCACGGAACATGTAAGCGTAGTACATGGCACCGTCAATAATTACGTGACGAAAACGTTCTGGAATAGTGGGAACGTCTGTTGCATCAACTAAGTCAACGGGGTCCATGTATTGCTCGTATTGTATTGTGTAAGCTTTATCTGGCATCGGTACGATAATGTATTGAAAGTCCGGCGTTCGCACCACCTGACGGGGTACCCCACCCCTAGAACTGTCGGTCTCGTACTCTTGATCAATGTAGTTTGCTAAATACTCAGAGTAGCTCAACTGCGTTAAAACTTTTCCTTGCCCAACATTAAGGGTGGTATTTCTTTTTACGCGAAACGAGGCAAAGTCAACATACTTAATATTATCTGCAAGAGAGTACCGAGAAACGCCTGCGGAAAGAATATCTTCTTCGAGGTTGTGATTAAACGGCCAACTAAAGTGCTGTTGATTAAGATGACGAATTGCGGAGTTTACTGCCTCTTTTATACTTTGACTAACACCAGTAACTGTAGAAAAGTTTGCGCTAGTTATCTGTACCTCATTGAGGCGTCCTGCAATATCATTGGAGAGTCCGATAAAATCGTATGCCATTATGAACGCTCCCTTACTCGCAAGTTG